AGCTAAGGTTTACAGCCACAAAAATATCTATATACTCAGCGCCCATCACGCCGGTATAGCTCAGTTGGTAGAGCAACTGACTTGTAATCAGTAGGTCCCGGGTTCGACTCCTGGTGCCGGCACCATATAAATCAAAGGCTTGCAGCGATGCAGGCCTTTGTTTTTTCCGCTACACGTAACAAGCCACGTAACAAGGCAAGTACATAGAGCGGGAATTAAGGCTCTGGTCGCAATGACCAAGGAAGTAGTTCCATGGATTGGATGCAATTTGTCTCTGCAATAATTGCATCACTTGCGTGGCCAGCAGCCGTCCTTGCCGTGGTGCTGCTTCTCAGGGATCCCTTGGCCAAGCTCGTCCCGCTCATCCGAACGCTGAAATTCAAAGACCTACACATTGACTTGGGCGAAAAGCTCGAAGCGGTCAAGGAAGCAGTTAAGGAAGAGCTCGAAGCGAAATCCCCCAACGCTGAGCAGCCTCCGCCATCACCGCCCCAGCCAGGCATTCTTGAACTTGCACTGCTGGATCCTAGAGCGGCTGTATTGACCTCCTGGGTGGACGTCGAGAGAGCGCTGCGAGACCTAGCCCATAAAGCAGGCGTAGGCCTAAACAAAACCCCGGTGGTCACGGCCAATTTGCTGCATGCGGGAAATGTGATCGATGAAATATCGGTAGAGACGCTGAGGAATCTTCGGCGGATTCGGAATGACGCCGCACACCTCTCCAGTCGAGATATCAGTTACATCGAGGCAAAGAGCATGGCCGACATGTGCCAATGGCTTGTAGAGCGCCTTCGAACCTTTCAAGAAAACCTCCCAGCAGAGCTGAGTGAGTAGCCATGCACCCGCCGCACATGGGAGGGAATCCTAAAATCTGTGGGGTCATGAAAAATTAGTAATATTTGTAATACCCCTCCGAAAAAACCGCCACAGCCCTTTCAGATCAAGGCTTTCAGCAATTCCGGAAAAGGCGATATTGAAGCGATACATTGGCGATATTGTTACCTTTCTAAATAGCTATATTTACATTCTTTAGAACCCAATGAATCCGGGGGTTTGAGGAAAATATTACGTTTCATATCGCTTGATATTACTTCGCCATGTAATACCGGAAGGCCATAGATTACGCGGCCTGTAGCGCAGATCGATGGGTCGTATAGCCAATATCGCTGTTTTCAGAATTACCCCCCTCGCCCTGAGAACAACTCTCATCAAAATCCTGTTTTTCCCGTATCCAAAAACGGCAAGCAAACGCAGCAGTGCATGTGCAGCCCCGTGAAAACTGGTTTAACCCCAGATATCGGCTGCAGGCCACGGCTCGCCTGATGCACGCCGCGTAGCGTCCTGCCCGGACTGATTGCATTACACCGGTAATTTCTGATCGATCTCGATTTTGAAAATGCACCGAAACGCCCGTTTTCGTATTTTTCTCCCAATGAATCCGGGGGTTTCAGCCTTTGGCCGTTTTCACCTGGTTGGCGCGCCGCGGTGCAACCGCGCTTCATTTCCTTACAAAACCTTTCACAAAATGAAAAGGCCGATCACCTGCAGAGGCCCACGGGCGGCGCGGGCTGGAGCCGTGTTTGCACTACCCGGCGGATTGCACAAAAAAATCACGCAAAGCCCGTCGGCGGGAGGGGGATAAGTGCGTTCTCCGGATTTTTTTCTTTCGCGCCGGCATTTTTTTGCCCTGGGCAACGCTGGGTGACACCGGCTACAAATGGGGCAACAGGGATCCCGCACAGCCGCCGAAAATAGACGGCTGAATAGCGATAAAGAAGTTTCCAAGGCCCGTTAGCAGGAGTAAAATTAGAGGGTGACGATACCAGTCAAAAATCAACCACGAAGAGCCCGCCTGATTTGCGGGTTTTTTGCGTTCTGAGCACATGACGCCCTTCGTCCGGCGGGCTGGCCATTCGACGACAAAATGAATTACTGTATGCGCATACAGTATTTTCAGAGCAGATGGTGATGGACATGCATACAATCGAACGGACAGCTGCGATCGCCACCTGGAAGGTTTTGCTGAATGACAGCATTGCCCTTCTCGAAAATCCTGGAGCTCAACACAGAGCGCTGCTCAGGACCGCCCATTCACTGCATAGGTCCCAAGTGATCGATCGTGACGACCTCAGCGATCTATTGGAATTAGCTGACTGTGCGCTGGCGTATGCCGTAGAGGTTCAATGTGAAGCCAACTGACCTGCGCTCCATCGTGCTGCCTACAGCGGTCCGGGCGGAGGTCCTGAAATTGCTTGCGGCGCTTGAAGCGGCCGAATCAACCCAGGCTGTGAACATGTCGGGACAGCGTGCAGAGGGGTTCGTGTTGGGCTTGGAAGCCGCCTCTGCATTCAAACCCGATATGATCGAGGCGTTATATATCGGCTTTGAACGAGTAGTCCAATCACGACTGACCATGTTACGGCATTCGTGAAGCACCGTTATATGTCACTGCCCAGTTTTCGATGTCCTCGAGATCAGCTTATCCAGATAGTGCTGTTCAAGGTAGCGATTGCGGTGGGAGAGAACCTTATCGCGCTCTTCGTCCTGCTCTATAGAAATCTTCATAGCCAAAAGCTGCTGCGCGGTAAATCGAGCGTTTAGAAGACTCACGAAATCGGTATCATTTAAAAACGGCTTAAATGTCTTACGGTAGGATACCGGCTCATGAATAGTTAAGTCAGACTTGAATAGCTGTGAAACATAGTTGAGAAACCTGCTTCGCTCGCCAATATAAAAATGACAACTTGCTAAAGTAAATGTCCTATTGAATGAATCTTCGGTTTTGTCCCAAGTGTCATGGATGAAATCGATACAGGCTTGATGCTGCCCAGACTTCAAGAGATAGATCATCTTGATTGTGTAGAGCATCGGAGAATGGTACTTAGGCTCTTTGAGCAATAGGTCCTGAAGCTCTAAAAAATGCGTGTAAAGCTCATGAAAGTTTTTTGCGCGATAGAACAAGGTAGGATTTTGTGGGAACCAACGATCTTTGCCAACCTTGCCAGAAGGCTCTTGCTCCAACATTCCATCATGGTAATAGACCCTGATAGTAGTCCGGATTCTCTCCAGCAAATGTACTTGTTCCATACTCGTATACGGTAGTAGCCCCAGCAATTTATCAATAAGCCTCTCAATACTTTTGAATCGAGAATACATCTCAGGCCCAAAACCAACCAACAGCCCCTTACATTCGTCATACATGTACTTATCATTCAAGCACTTATTGTGCAGAGTAAGCTTAAAATCCTCGACCTTTAATGTTCCGGCTGTGATAGCTGATTGGTAAGAGCTTGGCTGACTCGGCTCAAAGGTCAACGCCCCTTCAAAGAGCCTAAACAATTCGGCCCTTATATTAATCATGTCGAGCTGAATTAATGGCAGCATACTCGCGCGCTTTCTCTTTTCGGGGAGATCGGAGAAAACTGCCCAAAAAATCCATGCCGAAAGGATAGATAGAAACATTGGAAATATGAAGACACTGTCTTTTATCCAGAGGTAAATACCATTACAAAAGCTTCCAAAGCTTGGATAGATACGAAAAATGTGTTCCACCTGAAATCCTTATGAAGAACGGCAATTGCGCCAGCAGTTAATACTAATCCGTATCAACCTTGACTGGCTAACCCTGAAGGTAAACGGAAAAAAGCCCGCTCTTGGCGGGCTGAAGTATTTTTTGGAGAGTCAGGACGTGACTGAACCCAGTTCAGCAGAAAGTAGCGCTGCCTTGGCTGCATCTGCAGCAAATGCGGCTGCCTGAGTCGGTATTGGCGACGGCCCATGAGTGTGCGATGCCAACTCGGTTGCCAGTTGCTCGATCAGGTCGAGCGTATCGCACAGGACCCGGAAAATGTTCACTCCTGCAGACCCGACGTGGCTTTTCGGTGCTATGAGTTGCTGACTCACCCCGGCCACGCTTCGGCGCAGGCCAGCGATCTTCTCCTGCATGTCGCCACCCACGGCAGCGTTGTGCTTCTTGCTGACCACCAGGTTGTAATCGCGTCCGGTCGCTTGGTGCATGTCGTCGACGGCGGCAAAGGTGGCTGTGCCGGCAGAGTTCAGCTTGAGCGCGCCCAGGGCGTTGACCCGCTTGATGCCCCCCACTTCCTCGGTTGAATGGTTCTCCACCTGCTGGACCTGGCTCTGGTACTTCTCGCTGTTGCCCAGGGTTTCCACTTCGCGCTCCAGGGAGTGGTCGCGGATCTTGCCGTCTGTGAGGCGCAACCAGTTGCCGTCCGCGTCGACGCGCTGCTGCACGGCGTCACTGTGCTGCCACACTTGGTCACCTTTCGGCACCTTGGGCAGGCTCAGGCCGTGCGGCAGGATCGTTTGGATGTAGGGTTTGCTGGGCGAGCCATACGCGAAGCACACCACCACCTGGGTGCCTTCCTGGGGAAACGCAAACATACCCATCTCTTCGCCGCCTGAGGGCAGCGGCAATGGCACACCGTGAAGCGTCGGCACGGCGGGATCTGGCTCACCATCCTGGTCAAGTACTTCGATATCGACGGCATAGCGAGGGCGGAAGTCATCGCACATGGATGGGGCCGCCGGAGCGTCAGCCACCCCCACAACACGGGCGAAGCGCGGCAAGTGATAGCCGCCGGTGAGTTCAGGAAAAAGGCGTTCTACGCTGCGCTTGATTGCGTCGTCCATCGGATGGCCATCTGTGTGCCGGCAAGCGTGACACTGGTGATCCGCTCGCCCTGATTGATTGATGCGCCTGGTCGCAACCCGGGTAAGGCTGAGACCATCGCGCTTTGATTGCCCTGGTAGCCGTCAAACAGGCTGACCGGCAGTTGCAGGGCTTGGCGAGCGCCGAAAAAGCTATCCGCCCAGGAACCTACGAACACCTCCCCGTCACCCTGTTGCTGCCAGATAAAGTCGGGGATCCCGAACACCGTGCCCATGCTGTCCATGGCTTGGTACCCGGCCGCCAGGCTGTAGAAATACGGGGCTTTGACCTTGGTGTACGGCTGATCCGGAACACGGAAGCGCAGCCCGGTCTTGCTGCTGATATCGGTCAATACGGCGCGCAGATCCACGTGGCGCAGATTCATCGGCAAGGACTTGGCCAGCACTGCCGCCATTTCGCGGCAGAAAACGATTTGCTCTATGCCGTTAACCGCGGTGCATCGCTCGACGTAGCCAAGGAAGTGCCGCTGCAGCGCGGATTCGTTGTAGCCGATGTCCAGGGTGACCAAG